GCTGGAACTTGTGCTAGAACTGATATTGAACAGTTCCCTTGGTTCTCACCCGCAGGAACTGCAAGAGGAACGATACTCAACTCAGTAAAACTTATCTACAATCCTGGTAAGAAACAGAGAGACATTCTATATTCCAATAGAATTAATCCTGTAATTCTATCACCTGGTGCTGGTATTATTCTCTTTGGAGATAAGACTGGATTCGGTAAGTCATCAGCATTTGACCGTATCAACGTTCGTAGGTTGTTCATTTTCTTAGAAGATGCTATATCAGCAGCTGCTAAAGATCAACTCTTTGAGTTCAACGATGAACTAACAAGAACAAACTTCGTAAATATTATTGAACCATTCTTGAGAGAGGTTCAATCCAACAGAGGTATATTTGACTTTGTTGTAATTTGCGATGAAACAAACAACACTGCAGCAGTCATTGACCGAAATGAATTTGTTGCTGATATCTTTATCAAACCAGCGAGGTCGATCAACTTTATCGGTCTTACCTTCGTTGCCACCAGAACTGGTGTTGCATTTGAAGAAGTAATTGGTTCCGTTTAATTAACAGAGGTTTAATCAACTATGGCTAGTAGAAATCAAGTCAATCCACCACCACTAAGGACGATTTCCGACTTTAAGAGTAAATTGACAGGTGGCGGTGCTCGTGCTAATCTGTTTGAAGTAGTCCTCACTTTTCCTGATGCTGCTCAGCCAGCACAGGATGTCCTTGATAAATCAAGGTTCTTAGTTAAAGGAGCGAGATTACCAGCATCAAACATTGCACAAATCGAAGTTCCTTTCAGAGGAAGGGTTCTTAAAATCGCAGGTGACAGAACATTCGATTCATGGACAGTCACAGTTATCAACGATACAGACTTTGCAATAAGGTCAGCGTTTGAGAACTGGATGAATACAATTAACAAATTGAGTGATAACACTGGATTAGTAAATCCAGCAGACTATCAAGCAGATGCATTTGTATTCCAACTTGACCGTGATGGACAGAGTATCAGGAAATATCGTTTCTATGATACATTCCCAACACAGGTTGGTCCAATTGAACTTTCATATGATGCTGCTGGTATCCAAGAATTTACTGTTGAACTACAGGTTCAGTATATTGAAATTCTAAAAGGAGATAGTCCAGTTTCTGGCGGTGTAGACATCAGCTAAATAGAACATAATAACAGTTCAATCATAATAATGTAATGGCAAAACTTTTTGGTTTTTCAATTGAGGATAAAAATAATAAATCCGATAAACTTGTCAGCCCTGTTCCCAAGAATAATGAGGATGGGGTTGATAATTTTATATCAAGTGGATTTTATGGTCAATACGTAGATATTGAAGGTGCATATCGTAACGAACACGAATTAATTAAAAGATATCGAGAGATGGCACTTCATCCTGAAGTTGATAGTGCTATCGAAGATGTCGTTAATGAAGCAATCGTCACAGATTTATATGACTCTCCTGTAGAGGTAGAGTTATCTAACCTTAATGCTAGTGAAGGTATTAAGAAAAAAATTAGAGAAGAATTTAGATATTTAAAAGAAACGATGGACTTCGATAAGAAGTCACATGAGATATTTCGTAACTGGTATATTGATGGGAGAGTATATTATCTAAAAGTTATAGACCCAAAGAACCCACAAGAAGGTATTCAGGATTTAAGATATATTGATCCGATGAAGATGAAATATGTTCGTCAGGAAAAGAGATCAAACGATGCACCTGATGCATCTATTAGAATTAATGGTGGTAGAGATACAGAGGTAGTTCCAAATCCTAAGTTTGATGAATATTATCTTTATACACAGAAACCAAACTATCCAACTGGAATGGTTGCAAGTGCAGGAAAAGGTGCTGTAAAAATATCAAAAGATTCAATTACGTATTGCACATCAGGATTAGTTGACCGTAATAATCATCGAGTTCTTTCTTATTTGCAAAAATCAATCAAGGCACTTAACCAGTTAAGAATGATTGAAGATAGTCTTGTAATTTATAGATTATCAAGAGCACCAGAAAGAAGAATATTTTATATTGATGTAGGTAATCTACCAAAAATCAAAGCAGAACAATACCTTAAAGAGGTAATGAACCGCTATCGTAATAAACTCGTATATAATGCACAAACTGGTGAAATCAGAGATGATCGTAAGTTTATGTCGATGATGGAAGATTTCTGGCTACCAAGAAGAGAAGGTGGAAGAGGAACTGAAATCACAACTTTACCTGGTGGACAAAACTTAGGTGAACTAACAGATATTGAATATTTCCAAAGAAAATTATATCGTGCACTTAATGTTCCTGAGTCACGCATTGGTGGTGATACAGGATTTAACTTAGGTCGTTCATCTGAAATACTTAGAGATGAATTACGTTTCTCTAAATTTGTAGGACGTTTAAGAAAACGTTTTGCAAATATGTTTAATGATATGCTTAAGACACAATTAATTCTTAAGAATATTGTAACTCCAGAAGACTGGTCACAGATGGAAGATCATATTCAATATGACTTCTTGTATGATAATCAATTTGCAGAACTCAAAGAATCAGAGATGCTACAAAATCGTCTCAGTAATCTTGCAACAATTGAACCATATATTGGTAAATATTATTCAACAGAGTATGTTCGTAAGAGAGTTTTACAACAAACAGATTCTGAGATTGAAGAGATTGATATGCAGATTGAAGATGAAATTGAAAAAGGTATTATACCAAATCCTGCAGAGACAGATCCAATTACAGGAGAACCATTACCACAGGAAGGAGAGTCAGCAACAGAGACAAATGGACAAGTTCTTGGAAAATCTCTTGAGGATGAAGATGAAGATGATGCTGCAGGACCAACTGTTGATGCTCAATATCAGAAAGATACAAAAATAGCAGAGTTGTAATACGGTATAAATAAGTATATTGCAATAAATTAATCTTATGGAAGATCTTGTGGATTTGATAGCTACTGACGCTAGTGCTAGTGATATTTCCGATAAAATAAAGGAAAGACTCTATGCAAGAGCAGCAGAATATGTTGACGGTGCTAGACCTGTGGTCGCAGCAGATGTCTTTGGTGGAGAGGTGCCTGAAGCACCTGAAGCAGAATCTGAACTTGAAGTGGAAGATGAAACTACTGTAGAACCAGAGGAAACAGATGAGTAGACTTTTAATAAAAGGTGAAGAAGCAGCGTTAGGCACCAATACTGGTGCTGCGAATGCATTTAGTAATGCAAGACTGGTTCGAGTTGTGAATACAACTAGTAATGCACATTTAGTAACGCTCGTTGCAACAGTGGGTGGATCAACAGTTGGTTCATTTACATTACCAGGTGGTGCTGTTGTTCAATTAGAAAAAGAACCACTACAAGGCATCTTTGCTGCTAACGCAGGAGTAAAGGGTGCTGCTGTTGGATATACAAATTAAAAAAATGAAACTAATCACAGAAGAAATTTCTCAAGTTAAATTTATCACCGAAAAAAAGAATGGTGGTAAAAAACTTTATATCGAAGGTGTATTCCTTCAAGGTGGTATAAAGAATAGAAACGGGAGAATGTATCCAGTTGATATTCTTGAAAAAGAAGTTAATAGATACTGCAAAACTTTTGTGGGTCAAGGAAGAGCACTTGGAGAACTGGGACATCCCGAAGGTCCAACTGTGAATCTTGATCGTGTTTCACATAAAATTACTTCTCTTGTAAGAGAGGGTAATAACTTTAGAGGAAAAGCACAATTACTATCAACACCTATGGGTAAGATTGCTTCATCATTAATAGATGAAGGAGTTAAACTCGGAGTTTCCTCTCGTGGTGTTGGATCACTTAGAGAAAGTAGTAATGGTTGTAAAATGGTTGGAGAAGATTTCCAACTAGCAACTGCAGCGGATATAGTTGCAGACCCTTCAGCTCCAGACGCTTTTGTAAATGGAATTATGGAAGGGAAAGAGTGGGTTTGGGAAGGCGGTAGTCTTCGTGAAGAACTCGCAGAAAAAACTCAGAAGACAATCAATACACTTGTCGATCAAAGAAGATTAGAGGAGAAAAAACTGAGTCTGTTTCAGGATTTTCTAAATAACCTCTAATAAATTTAAAATCTATAAATAAGTATAGATTCTTACGAATTCAATCAAAAAACTCGGTAACAACTTACACGAAATGGAAAACATCGAAGAAAACCAGGTCACAGCAGGAGCGGGTAAAGCCGATCCAATGCCATCATCAGGCATCCCAGTAGAGGATCTTGGTGGACCTACACCAGAAAACTATCGTCCTGATGACGACTCTGCAAAACTTAAAGATCCAGCAGCGACCCTTGCACAAGTTAAGGATATCGTGAATGCGAAGGCAGGTAAAGCAGAATCAGTAGAACCTGAAGGCGATGTAATCGAAGAAGAACCAACTGCAGAAGCAACTGATGAAGTTGTTGCTGAAGAGGAAACTTCTGAAGAGGAAGTTGTTGCCGAAGAGGAAACAACTGAGGAAGAAGTCATCGAAGAGGAAGAAGCAATTGACATCGAAGCAGATGTTCAAGCTCTACTTGAAGGTGAAGAACTTTCTGAAGAGTTCCAGAGCAAAGCAAGAACTATTTTTGAGGGAGCAATCCGTTCTAAGGTTGCAGATATCAAAGAAGAATTGCAAGAGTCCTATGCTCAAGCACTAGTTGAAGAACTAGATGAAATCAAAAAAGGACTTACAGAGAGAGTTGACTCATACTTAGAGTATGTCTGTGATGAGTGGTTCCAAGAGAACGCATTACAGGTAGAGTCAGGACTCA